GGTCAACGTAGCGGTGCTTACAGAGGGGTTTGACGCTCCACCCGTATCCTGTGTCGTCCTGACCCGTCCATGCTCTCAGAAGGGCACTATGGTGCAGATGATTGGACGTGGGCTACGGATTGTTGATCCTGAGCTATATCCTGACATCATTAAAACCAATTGCATCGTCATGGACTTTGGAACGTCCGTTATTACGCACGGTTCTTTAGATGATACTGCAAACTTGGATGGCGCAACCAAAACAGAAGGCGGTGAAACGCCCGTCAAGGTTTGCCCTGATTGCGATGCTGAAGTTGCACCGAACACCCGCGAATGCCCATTCTGCGGCCACATCTTTGAGAAAGCCGAAAAGGACGTACTTGAAAACTTTGTGATGACAGAGTTCGATTTGCTGCGTCTGTCTCCATTCAAATGGATCAACCCATTTAGCGAAGGCCAAGCAATGATGGCTATGGGATTTCAAGGATTTGCATTCGTAGGCCATATCAAGGACGATATGTGGGTTGCCATGGTAAAGGCTCAGAAGGGTCGTGTGCGCGTCGTATCCATCGGCGAGAAGGTTCATGCCATGTCAGCAGCCGACGATTTTCTGCGCGACATCGAAGACAGCAGCGCGGCAAGCAAAACAAAACGCTGGCTTAATCAACAAGCCACAGAGAAGCAAAAAGCATTGTTGCGAGACCATGGCTTAGAGATTGGCTTCATGGACTTCTCGTGGACAAAATACAGAGCGGGATGCACCCTGAATTTCTTTTGGAACCATAGCGCTCTCAAACAAGGCTTTGAAAAGGCCGCAGCGAGGTTGCAGTAATGACATTGATTACAGTACGAGATGGGACCAACGGACCTGTCGTTTACATGTGGGTGGACGGCAAAGAGGTTGGTCATGTAGAATTGTCCACAAGAGCAACGGCTAATTTAATATCTGATTTAGCCAAGCGCATTGTGGAGAAACAGAATGCCGAGATTTGAAATGTACTTAATGATCGCAGAGCAAGATGACGACAACATCGAAACCTCTGAGTTCGAGATGGTTTGTTGGGTCGATGACCCTACAGACCTACATGAAGTGCAAGAGGTTGCAAACGACATCATTCAAAAGCACGTCGAGGAATCCGAACATTTTGTATTGTTCGGGACAGCGAGCGTAACCATTCGCGGTATCGAAGTGCTTAACATAGGCTTCAGAAACAAAGATGCAGACCCGGATCACGTTAATGAAGTCATAGAATTGTTCGGGTCAGAGGAGGAGACAATACATTGACAGTACCATCAGCACCAAAGCCAATCGAAGAGTTGGCGCACATATTAGGAAAGTTTGGTTGGGATACACGGTTCTCAGATTTGTCAGAGGCACAAGTACACACACTGATCTTTGGATTACAGGAAGCACAACGTCTAGCAGCGGAGATTAAAATTGGAGAACTCGAAGAAACCTACTTTAACACAACAGGCACTTGGCCTTCTACATCAATCCCCTTCTAAGGAAGACCCTGTTGTAGCACACATCAAAGCCGTTGTGGACAATGCCATTGTCGCCAAAGAAAACAAGCGCGAGAAACGCAAATACATCGGTGCATCAAGCATCGGCGACGAATGTCAGCGCAAGATACAGTATCGCTACCTTGGCTACCCTATTGATCCAGACAAAGAGTTTAGCGCACAAACGCTGCGCATCTTTCAGTTTGGCCATGAGATAGAAGATTACGCCGCCAAGTGGTTGCGAGACGCAGGGTTTGATCTACGCACGGAAGATAAAAACGGCGAACAGTTTGGGTTCTCAATTGCCAATGATCAGATCAAGGGACACATCGACGGAGTGATTTGTGATGGCCCTGTGGATATGGGATACCCATGTTTGTGGGAAAATAAGTCAGCAAACGAAAAAAAGTTTCAGGCATTCGTTCGACATGGGGTTGCAAAAGCTAACCCGACTTATGCAACGCAGATCGCTCTCTACCAGACCTACATGGACCTTACCAAACATCCAGCCTTGTTTACGGTTGTAAACAAAAACACCTCGGAGGTTTATTATGAATTGGTCCCGTACAACGCGGCTTTAGCTCAAGAGGCGAGTGACCGCGCAGTGAACATCTTGACGGCTGCGAAGGCGGGTGACATTCTGCCACGCATAGCGCATAGCAAAGACTTCTTTCTCTGTAAGTTTTGTGAATACAACGAAACCTGTTGGGATGAATAAAAAAATGGGGTGCGCCTGTGCAGCGACACCCCAGATATAGTGTTAGTCATGGGTATGGAAACAAGATAATGAACATTTTACAGTTTGGCAAGACATCGCAGGAGGTCGCAGAAAGAATCTCACGGGAGGTTCCACGGCAATACCAACTGCAAATGCTGTTCGACACTTACCCCAATGGGGTGCGGCGCGGTAAAGAATTTTTCATCGGATCGCTGCGAGGAGAAAAGGGTCAGTCGCTTAGAATTAACATCGACACAAGCAGTCCGTGGTTTATGTCGGGAAAAGATTTTGAATCTGGTGATGGCATCGGTGGTATCTGCAAAGTTCTTAAAGAAGGACGTGGATGGTCGCTGCTAGAAATAGCCGAACATTTCTCGGAGTACCTGCCGCGAGCGTTTGCTCCAGTTCCAGAAAACATCGTTAAGCCGAACAATCCGCAAAACTTTCAGGTCACAAACACAACATCTATGAACGGGTTCAAACAACCTGAACAAAAGACTGCGAAGATCAGCATTGGCCCAAACACACCGTTCGAAGACGAATATACCTACACTGATGCAGATGGTCAGGTTCTCGTTACAGTTCGGAAATACTTTGATAGAGATGAAACTGGCGAAATTGTTCGGGATAGTTCGGGGAAACCTAAGAAGCAATTCCGCCAGTTCATGGATGGACGCCAAGGCTTACCCGAGCCAAGACCCCTGTACAACATACCCGACATCATAAATGCCGACAAGGTAATTTGGGTCGAAGGGGAGAAATGCGCTGACGCCCTAACTGCTCTCGGTTACGTCGCTACATGTACTATCGGTGGCGCAGGCATGCTGTCTGAAAACACCGCTGAGAAGTTCGACTTCACGCCATTGCGCAACAAAGAAGTTATTCTTTGGCCAGATAATGATGACGCAGGTAAAAAACTGGCGCGTATCGTAGAAGCGCAAGCAAAATCTGTCGGTGCAAAGTCTACAGTTACGCTCCACATTCCATCAACTAAGCCAGAAAAGTGGGACGCAGCAGACGCCGTAGAGGAAGGATTTGACATTAACAAATTCTTTCAAACGCATGAAAACAAAGTCAAAAAACCAATCTCTCTGCTTGATGAAAGTCTGCTGATTGACAAATACTTTCTTGGGGCTGCACCCGAACAAAAGTTTCTTATCGGTGACACAATACCGCTCGGTGTGCCAGTCGTGTTCGCTGCTGCGGGTGACTCTGGTAAGGGCATGATGACGCTTGATCTCGCAATGAAAGTTGCATCTGGTGCATCAATGCAGAACGCCTTTGGTGGGTTGGTCGCAGAGCATGGTGACGTAATCCTAATCACTGCCGAAGATGACAAGGACGAGATGCATCGTCGTATCGCGCGTCTTGATCCGCACAAGTATCGGGAACATTACGATCACAAGCTGCGCATCTTGCCGCTTCCCAACTTGGGCGGCGTGTTCCCAATCATGCAAAAGTTTGATCACACCTATCTCATGGGCGAAGAGTTCTCTCGCATCTATGACCAGATGCTTGAAATGGAGAACCTAAAATTAATTATCATTGACCCTCTCGCGTCTTTTGTTCACGCAGATGTAAACGCTGATCCCGCAGCGGGTGCGGCGTTCATGGGTTTGTTGGCGCAAATGGCAACCGAAACTGGTGCAACTGTAATCGTCAATCACCACATGGCAAAGATCAAGGACAACGATCCTATCACAACGCCTGAACAAGCGCGTAATCTTATTCGCGGGACATCAGCTATCGTTGATGGTGTGCGCTCGGCATTTGCTGTTTGGCAGGTTGAGGAAGGCATTGGTCGCCAACGCTGCCGTGATTTGCAGGTCGAGTACGCTCGCAACGCTGTGTTCGATGGCGCTGTTGTAAAATCAAACGGTCCAGCCAATCGAGACATCCGTCACTTTATTCGTAACCCGAACACAGGTTTGCTTGAAGATAGCAGCAATGACATTCGCTCGCTCACGCTTTCAAGCACAGTTCGTGATCGCATGAACCACATCGTTGACTTTGTTCGCATGCGCGAAGAGCAAGGAATGGCTGTCTCGCTAGGCGGAACACATGATGGCATCTATGCAATCGCAAGCACCCTTCCAGACCATGAACCGTGCGTCGTGGCAATCAAATCTGTTGGTCAATCCACAGTTAAAGAAGATGTAAAACGTGCAATGCAACATGGCATGATTGACCGCTTCCGTCTCACAACAAGTGGTCCGCAGAAGTGGCTCGGAGTTCCAAATGGGCCTCTGGCTCGCGGTGAATACGAAGCTGTAACCGGGCGCGATAACGTGTAACCCGACAAATTGTTCGGGTTAAAAGGTTAACTGCTGGGCATGCCCGGTTAACTTTTTTCTTGAATTGTATGGGAATGTTTGGTATAAATCCCAAGTCTAGTTAGAAAAAGGAGACAAATATGATTCATGTGTTTGAAGATCGCGCTCCTACATTAGAGGAAGCGCAAAAACTTGTCGGCGGTTTAGTCGAACTGGTTCGCTCGCCGGAACATCGGGATTGGCAAATCTTAGTGAACGAAGAAGGTTTACTAAATGGCCTGCCGTTTAA